CTACTCCCTGCATAAGGACTTTAGAATCAGACTATTCGCTTTATCTATAGTGGTTGTGTCCAATGAGGCCAGATAGATCCTTGTAGTGTTTTCCGAATCATGTCCCATACCTTCGCTGATTACAGAGATCGGAATATTCTTACTCCGGGCTGCGCTGGCCCAGGAATGGCGCGCGACGTAATGGGTCAGGGGAACGGACAAGCCCAACTCTTTCCCAATGGCCTTCAAATATCTGTTGATACGATGGGAGGCATTGATATATTGCTTCCTCTCATCCATACCCGGCCTGACGATGATGGGAAGAAGGTACGGGGACTCGGAAACATTGTAACGGCTCACGATCTCCTGCATGCACGGCTCCCATTTTACAAAAAGTTGTTGACCGGTTTTCTTCCGCCGGTACGTGAGGATACCGTTAGCAAGATCCTTCTTCCTTAAGAATGCCATATCGACCATGGACATCCCCCTCGTATAAAAACTGAAAAGCAGCATGTCCCTCGCAAATCTTTTGGCCGGATGCAGTGACAGGTCCAACGTCCTGAGCTGTTTTATCACACGCAGGGGGACGGCCCGCTTCGTTGTCCTCTCGACTCCCGTATAGACATGTTTGAAGGGGAAGCGCTGGGTGACGAGTCCCTTCTCCACGGCACGGTTGTAGGTGGCACGCAAAATACGCATGTAAAAGGATATCGTGTTCATGGAGATTTCTTTAGACCTCAGCCATGCCTCGTATGCGGTCATCAGGTCGGAATCCATATCTCCTAATGCTACGTCCTTTCCATCCATGAACCGTATGAAACTGTTGAGCGTGGACGTATAGGTCTCAACGGTACGTACCTTTCCCATACGTCTCAGGCCGTTTATGACCTCCCGCATAAAAACGAGAAAGAAAAGCCCGCGATGCTCTCCGTGAAAAGCGGAGGTTACGTCATCAGCGGTGAAAGTGCCTCCCTTCCGTCTCAGGACCGTGATAACATTCTCCAGCCGGTCGGTATCCTCCGCTATTCTTTTATCCAATAGCAATAGATATTGTCGCCTGTCCTCATCGGATGGCGTGATGACAATCCGGGAATGCCGCTTGCTCCACTCGGCTGGAAACAACTTGTAGGAAGTGTTGATCTGCCTTGCCACACGTCCGTGAATCACTTGATAATAAACCGTACCCTCTCTGCCGTCCACGGAGGAGGGTCTAAACTTGACTTTTACTGTAGCCATAAACTCTCTGATTTAAAATTTTACAGGATGCAAAATTATCAGATACAATCACTTGCCTGTTTACGCAAAATATTGTATTTCAGAGAATAAGAATCTTGTAATGACTAAATATAAAAAAAGGAGAATGTAATGCCGCTTTTTGCTGGAAGGAAAATGCTTTACTCATTGGATAGGGGGAGGCGTGGAATCAGCCCTCCTTCGTCCATAGCTGGTTTTGAGATGTTTATGCGGCAGGAAACACTTGCTTTTATCGCTGGCTAAATGTATATTTGCAGCGTTAAAATCGTTCTTTGATTAATGCAAAAGAAAACAGAATATAGTAATTCGCTCGTTTCTAAATCGTTACCTATAAATAGAATGATATATTATAAATAATTGTTTATCAGTTAGATATAGATTTTACTATGTTTCGCCGTGTGTGTGGTCAGGTTCTTCCTGATATTGCACAGGTCAGCGATTTCCTTCAAATAACTGTTCATGCGTTGATTGCATATGACAGGCAGGCAGAGGCTTTTTTTTCGGCATATGGGATGTTCCTCGTATTTTTTGAGGATGGCAAGCGGAACCGGCAGCAGGGGGATGTTGCAGACAGAAGATGCCCGGTGTCTGCGCTCCAGTTTTACACGTCCTTTTCTGATCCACCAGTCACCGTTGTTGTCCTGCACGAGGTTGTCTTTTGTCAGTGTGGACACATTGGCGAAGGCCAGCCCGGTGAAGGCGGCAAAGACAAAGATGTCGCGTACCAGTGCCAGCCGGGGGATGGTGAATTCTTTCTCCATGATACTTTTCAGTTCCGGATAGGTCAGGAATACGGGATCGGTTTCGTCCTGCGCCATCTTGTATCCGTAGAACGGGTCCTTGCGCATCCATTCTTTGGCCAGGGCCATGTTTGTAATACGCTTGAAGCATTTCATATAACGGACAATGGTGTTCCGGCAAAGGCCGGCTTCCGTTTTTAGGAAAAGGTCAAACGTGGCAATAAAATCGGAATTCAATTCATGGAACGTAATGTCTTCTTTTCCGTAAAAGTCAGGAATGGCCTTTTGCAGCTTTTTCATCACGTTGATGTAACGGTTGATGGTTACAGGCGCGTAATCTATGTTTACTGCCTTTTTCATTTTTTCTATTTCTTCGTTCATTGTACCGAGCAGGGTACGCATTTCCGTCTCTTTTCCGAATACCCGTTTCAGAAGAAGTTTGGGCGTGATCAGTGCAAGTTCGAGCATCAGTTCCTTGTGCTTCTGAAAAGCCAGAGCACTGAGTTCTGCGATGTAGGCGTTCAGTTCTTTGGCAGTCCTGTCCTTTCCCTTGCTGCATCCTTTGGCGGAATCCCATTGTTTTGGCAGAACGCTTCGCTGTATTCTGGCCTCTTCGTAATGCCCGTCAATGGTTATACGCATAAGAATGGGTGCCTCACCGTTTTTCAGAAGTTTTGTCTTCAGAATGAAGAACAGGATGTTCATTGTTCCTTGTTTCATACTCGTTTCCTTTTAGTTGTTGGACATGTTTTACTTTGTCAACTGGAAAGGGGTGGAAGGGACGTCTTTTCGGTGGTTTTTTTATTTGAAGGATATGAAAACCACCGAATTTTTCCGGGAAAACCATCGGAATAGGAAAAACGGAACTTCCTTTGGAAATTTATATTTCCGGGATACGGCGTTTTTTTCTTTTCGTCCGATCTCTTTTTCACCACATTCAAGCAGGTCTGCAAAAGTACTCTTTAGCGCCTGAAAGATGATTTTGTAAATAGTTGAAAATAAGTGAAGTATAAAGCTGGTGGTGGTTTTTTAAAAGGGGGTGTGAAAAACCACCGAATGGGACATTTTTAAATTCTTAAATCTGCATTTTTTTGTAGGTGACAGAAATAAAAAAAATCCCCGAAATTGCTGAATTTCAGAGGATTTCAAGAGTGAAAAGTTCTTTCGAGTGGTGCCACCAGGAATCGAACCGGGGACACAAGGATTTTCAGTCCTTTGCTCTACCAACTGAGCTATGGCACCAAAATGGTTATCGGTAGAGCTTTTCACTTTGTAATAGAAGACCTCTCAGAAACTATTGTTTCTTGTTTTCGGTTGCAAAGGTAGGCATATTTTTTGATTCTACAAATTTTTTGCAAATTTTCTATGAAATTCTTTTTGATTTCAAAAAAATGCTTTACCTTTGCACTCGCAAAACAGAAACGGAATGTAGCGCAGTTGGTAGCGCACTACGTTCGGGACGTAGGGGTCGGGCGTTCGAGTCGCCTCATTCCGACACTGTAAAGGATAAGCCACTGAAAATCAGTGGCTTATCTCATTTTAAGCAAATCCGCCGGGACGAAATCGGGACGGGAATTATTAACCATTTGTTTCTGCTGTTAGCAAAAACAAATAAAAAAAAATGTCCAAAATCCAAGAAATCAAGAGTTACACACCACCTATATTACATACGGGTAAAGATTGGTACATTGACTTTTACGCATTCAATCCTGTTGACGGAGTGATGAAACGGAAAAAGATCAAACTGAACTTCATCAAATCCGTTAAGGAAAGAAGGGCATACGCCAAAGGATGCATCAACAGACTATCAGAAAAACTCGCAACAGGATGGAATCCTTGGATTGAGCAAGAATGCGGCAACGCCTTTCTACTGTTCAAAGATGTAATAGACAAATACCGCACTTTTCTCGCCAAAATGCAAAGGGACGGGAGATACCGACAAGAAACGATCAAATCTTATAGCTCCTACCTTCGTAATATGGAAATCTTCAATGAAGAGAAAAAGGTCCCTATCACCTACATTTACCAATTTGATAAGGATTTTTGTGTTATGCTGCTTGACGAAGTGTATATAACTAGGGATAACACTGCATTTACGCGCGATAACTATCTCGGTTTTTTGAAGTCTTTTTCCACCTTCTGTCTGAACCATAACTATTTAACACAGAATCCAACAGCCGGGATCAGTAGTCTGGGAAGAAAAGGGAAAAAAAAGCTACGCAACATCCTGCCACCGGAAACACTTGCAAAAGTGAGCGACTACTTAAAGAACCATAACCCCTATATGTTGCTGGCAAGCTATATTCTATACTATTGTTTTATCCGACCGGCGGAAATGGTAGGATTGAGATTAAACGATATAAGTTTGAAAAAGCAAACAATATTCGTATCAGACAATATATCAAAAAATCGCAAAGATGGCACTATTACATTACCATCAAAAGTCATACATCTCATGTTGGACCTGCACATTTTCAACAATCCCGGTGATTATTATTTATTCTCTGACGGGTTTCGTCCCGGTAAAACAAAAAGATCTGAAAAAATGTTCCGGGACTGGTGGGCACATCATCTCAGAAAAGATTTAAAGCTTTCCGCCCAATATAAGTTTTATTCCTTAAAAGATACAGGTATAACGAATATGTTACGACATTATGATGTGTTAAGCGTACGTGACCAAGCTCGTCACAGCAGTATATTGATGACAGATATTTACACGCCTCATGATATACAGGAAGCCAATGATCTTATAAAAAATTATCAAGGAGATTTTTAGTAAGCAGATATCAAGCGGTTACCCGTCGCTGGGCCGCTTGATATTCTAAAAAAAGTAAAATATGAGATTTTATTTATTATCCTCAATCTTCGCTTTGATTTGTTGAAGTAATCTAAAAGCTCCGGCCATCTTATAGTTGCCCAGACATTGCTTGGCTTGCATGATACAGGATTCAACAGTAAGTTTCAAATCCGGTGTGAAAGCGGATTTGTTAATCTGCATTTCTTTGGGAAGTTCATCAGCATGGTTGTTGAACCATACGATCATTTTATTCAATTCCTCTTCGGAATAAGATTCTTTTTTTTCAGCCATAATACATAAGTTAATGTTAGTTCCGGCAAAGATAACAAAAATAGCCCCGACTCATCACGAGCTGGGGCAGTCCAATTTATAAATTTAAAGTCTTATGATGAAGATTGTCTATTGCGCCAATGCTTTACTATCAGCATAACGACAATCAAAACGATTACACAAACACAGGCAAAACCGATTTGTTTAAGCAAAGTGGATTCTTTTTTATCCTTTACCCCTTCAGTCTTGGTTTCTTCATGTTTGGTGGAAGTGGTTTCCTTGTCAGCTTTCACTTCCGTACTGTCTTTGATTGCAGTTTCCTTCCTTTTATTCTTGCTGAAATCACCTTCCACATGACCGTCTGCCAATAACGGAGGTTTCCCGGTCAGGCTATCGGGCGGTTTTCGGGTATCATAGATACAGAAATCAATTACATAGTTGCCATTAGTGGTTATCAGCTCTCTTAAAGAAGTAGCAGACCCATGTATGATGTTGACCGTTTCACTGGCACTGTCCTTCCTGATTACTTCTGTGTCAGATTTGACAGCCTTATGCGAGCTGCCACATGATCCGAACAACAGGAACAAACACATGAAAGGAGCCAGCAATATATGCCGGCTTACCCAGTTCATAACTCTAACCAACATAGTCTACAACTTAAGAACTTGCATCCTGTTATCCCCGTCAGCCCGATAACTGACGTGCACCCAAGCGAAGTTAGACTCGTCAATCAATTGATCATAGGGCAGGTTCTTGCGGATATATTCAAATAACAGCTTGTTTTGCTGTCTGTCCCCAGTGTCAATATCAGCAGCTTCCCCCTTCATGTGCTGCGAGGTCTTGCTTCCCTTGACAGCTGCATTAAGTTCCAGACAGCGATAGCCACTGTTTACTGTTATTGGCTTTCCCCACCATGTGCGTAACGGATCAAGCACATTATCCACCAAGGCAGTCAGAGCAGTCACATGCTCCTGTCTGCATCTGTTATTGATACCCAAGCGGTCAGCAGTTGTTGACTTGCAGAGTTCCGCAATCGTAAAAAACTTCATTTCTTTTCCTCCTTATCTTTAATTAATGTAGCCCTGCGTGGTGGAATACGACGGCCGCATTCGCTGTCGGGCCTGTCACAACGGTTATGTTCGGCATCTTTCAATTGCAGTTCCAGCTCGTGGCACTTATGAATCCATGCCAGCTTATCAGACTGTTCATTACGAAGCTCAACGTATAACGCATCAATCTTGGCGTCACGCTGGGCGATACGTTCTTCCAGCCAGTCAACCTGCTTGCGCTCGTTCTCATCCTCCATTGAATCGGCGGACGCATCCTCTTTCCGTGCGTTCGTCTTGCGGTTCACCCAGAACGTGACACCCCAACGGACAGCCTCCAATCCTCCGAAAGCCCCGATTATAGCCAACCAGTCGTTTAATTCCATTCTGTCTATTGTTTATCTGATTATAATACTACTTCAAAGATATGTCTATTTACTTACGTCATTGTTGCAGAATTACTTAAATCCATTGCCACGATATGACAATAAAAAAAGAGCCCGATGACAATATTTATTGCCATCAAGCTCCTGGTTACACTGCAAAGATAGTGAAAACTATTCCATATTCAATCCATATTGAAAAAAATAATCAGGAGCAATATTTCGATTATCCGAAGAATTTAAAGAGTCACAATATTAATAGAAAACAAATAGGATTCATGAAATCTACCGGTTGTCTATAAAATCAGATGTTCTCAAGCCTTTATCGGGAAACATCTTTACTTTTTTCCTTTTCCTTTGAACATTTTTCAAGTCACGCACAATGGTGCTGGAAAGTACCTCCGAATAAATCTGTGTGGTCTTTACGGAAGTATGTCCGAGCAGCTTCTGGACTGTTGTAATCGCAACTCCCTGATGAACCAGCAGGGTGGCACAGGTATGACGGCTCACATGGTAGGTTATCCGCTTTTTGATACCACATAACTCGGCCAGCTTTCGAAGCTGCTTATTCACTTCCGAGTTACAAGGCAAAGCGGCAAAACTTCCGATATCCGGATAGCGGTCAAGAATGCCCAATGCCCTGCTTTCAAACAGCAGATGTAACGGCAGACGGATTTCCACCCCTGTCTTGACGGATTTGAAGTACAGCCACCGCTTGCCGTTTATCCTAATGAAATTCTCAGGTGTGAGCTGGCAGAAGTCAGAATAGCGCAATCCGGTATAACAACAGAACAGGAAGGCATCGAGCACATGACGCATGGACTCCTCTTCCACCTTGACCGTTTCCAGCTTCTTCAGCTCGTCCGGGGTAAGAAACTCATGTCTGCCTTTCTCCTGTTTGATTTTGTACTTTCTGAACGGATAAGCATCTGCGTGCATATATCCCTGGTTGATTGCTTCATTGACCAAGGTACGGAGCTGTCTCATGTGCTTGGCTATCGTATTGACCGCATTGCCCTTTTCTCTTAAGTATTGCTCAAAATCACGAAGGAATGTATAGGTAAGATCCTTGAAGTCCAATCCGGAACGGAAATCATG